CAAGTAAAGTTCAAAGCGTTGGTGGAGGAAAGAGTACTTACCTCTCTAACTACAATACAAAGATTAGTCGTCTCTACGACACCCTTGGTAATTTTATGCCTGTTGGTGCTAGCTGGGGTATTAACTCTGGTCTTGATTCAGCAGCTTATGAGGATCTTCCTGGGGCAAAGATTCCAGCATCTTCTTTTGAAACTAATCTATATGGTTGGGTAGCGGTTAACTCAACTTTGGCACGCAAGATTGCTGGTGGTACTTTGTTGGCTGATAACGTAACTCATGGTCAAGGATACTGCCGTGTTACAACAGCCGGCTCAAGTTCTGCAAAACCTTTTGGGCTTAAGACTGGAAAGATCTATCTGAACCCAGATGCCGGTTACTATGCTTCAATTGCAGTTCGACCAGTTAACTCTAACTCTCTTGGTAACTACTCACTTGTAGTTGACTACTATGACCTTAATGATAACGTTATTGTTGTATATCAAGATAATCTTACTAACAATAAAACAACAAATTCAAAAGACTCTACCGGTGCAAACAACACCGTTATCACAACAGCTGCTAGAACTCAGACTTCGGCTGTAACCCATACAGAGCGTTGGGCCTACATAGGAAACTCATTCCCAGTAAGCTCTATTACCGGTGCAGCCTACGCAATCGTCAGCGTTACTTTCAGCCCAACAACCTATGTTGCAGGCCAAGCTTTCGACATTGACAGAGTAGTCTTTAGAGAATAGAATAGATCTATGGGCATAGTACTGATTGCGGGATTAGCTACAGCGTGTATTCTAACAGCTGTAGAGAGTTTAATCAAACCGCTTGGAAAATGGCGAGGACTGCTAGCTTTAGTTCTCAGCCTACTTGCATGCCTTAATTTAAATACTCGCTTGCTATACATAGTCGTCTATACCTTGGCGTCTACTTTTGTAAGCCTTACATTATCTCTTGCTGCAGAGCAAATACTAGTGGGCGTATCACCACGTCAAGGACGCGGTTTGCCAAACAGGGTGGATTGACTGTAGTATATATAAAGAGGGAGGGTTAAATATGCTACGACCAATTGTTAACCCAAGATTATCTTTACGAGCCAGATCACTTTTCTATTACTTTGCGGAAAAGGGTCGGGTTATTTCTGCTGACGAATTACGTAAGAGCCAAGATTTCCCTGAAGGTAGGGATGCTCTTCAGTCTGCCATCAATGAATTGAAGGATCTTAAGTACGTCAAGTCTGTCCGGGTACAAAATAACGGGCAATGGATTGCTCGCCTAAAATTTACAGAAGAGGCTAAAAAGCTACTTTCTACCGACAACGGCTTTTCAGGGCACCTATACATAGACAACTATATAGCTACTAGTGATATAACTACTAGTACTAATATAGTTAAAGATACTAACGTATCTTTAACTATAGGGGCTGCGCCCCAAAAGGAGGAAGCAGTGGTTTGGAAAGAAGAAGAAGACGAAGTGGTTGGAACTATCGGAAAGATCGAAGATCGCCAGGCCAAGCTCAACGCTAAGTACAAGAAGCCAGTCAAAGCTCAGCGCACCAGTCGTGATCGAATCAATACTCCGGAAGAACTTTGGTCTACTACAGATCTTATCGCAGAGTTCTACGACCTAGTTGAGAAGGCTGCACCAAATACGTCCAGCCAAGTTAACAGCAAGTATCTCGCCACCTGGATTAACAAGCAGGTTGGAGAAGGCACACAGCGTTATGAAGTTCTAAAGGCTATGCGTATGTTCTTTGCAGATCCGCGTAATCTAAACGACCTTGGTATTGGCAAGCCGTTGTGGCAAAGATTCTTTGCGTACTACACAACAGTTCAAGGTATTGTTAAGAAACCAGAACAACCAACATACTCAACAGATAAGTTCAAAGCTCACCAAGAAAAGATGATGCGTTTGCTAGAGGGAGAATAATGTACGACTTGTCTAAAGAAGCTCCAAGTATTCGCAAACAAATCGTACACGCCGGTCTTCCAATGAAAACCATTGGCAAGGAGTTCTCCGATTTAGATTCCACACCCGCTCTAGAAGCGGTAAAGAAATGGGTGGCTAGAGTGGTCAATGGAGAGATCATTCAAAAAGCCGGAGCTCCGTCCTGCGGGCTTGGAATTATGCTGGTGGGTAATCCAGGTCACGGAAAGACTACTCTGGCCTCTACGGCCCTCCAGAGCCTTATTAGGGGTATCTCAGGGGAGGTCTTAGGAACTCCAGGAACGCTCCCAAACAGGGTAGGCGGGTTTATGGACTATCCAAAGCTTTTGAGGCTTCAGAAGTCTCAGTTCTCAGAAGAGGATGAGGCAACCCAGATCCAACTTGACGGCATATATGGGGACTCGGATAGAATGAATAACGTAAGAGTTTTTGTTCTAGATGATATCGGCAAGGAATATAGAACCGCATCAGGGTGGGCAGAAAATACTTTTGATGCGTTGCTACGTTCAAGATTTAACGCAGGGCTTCCAACGATTGTAACTACAAACGTTCCTCTTGAGAATTGGGGAAGTGTTTATGGTTCACCTATGGGAAGCTTTGCTATGGAAGCATTCATACCAATCGAAGTAGAAGCGCCACAGGGGGACAGACGAGGATGAAGGAAACTACTATGAGTTCATGGCAAGTTACGCAACTATTTTTATCTGACTCTGGAGCACACGAGGTTTGGATTAATATTGATAATAAAAAACTTCGTTGTAACTGTGAAGGATTCACCACACGCAGTCTTTGTAAGCATACTCGATATGTTTCAGAGCGTATGAAAAATAATGCTGGGGTATACCCAGTAGAGATTTCTAGTAAGGCTCCTGAAATGGATGCTGCTCTAGCAAGCTTAGACCCAATTATGTTTAGAGATTTCTTACTGAAGTATGGCAAGATCGAAGTACTATAACAATGCGCGGGGGCGATATATCAAATGAAACTCCTATGCGGGTTGTGGTTATTTTGGATTGTATCCTTGATCGTAGGCCAACCTTTAAGAAAGTATTTGGCGTGGCGGTCAGTGGTGAAGAAACTACGTACAATAGACAGTCGCTTTCTTTATTCTGGCGATTTGCAGAAACATATTCATACACGTTAGAATTAGTAGGGTACGGGTTTTCTCAAAAAGAAATGGATGAGGTTCTACAAGACCTAGACAATCTTGGAACTAATCCATTTAACTATTCAAAAGCTTATCGGGTTCCTGCAGATCTTGTTGCAGAGTTACCATACAGACCAGAGTTAAAGCACGTGATTGATATACCCGAACGTGGGCTACGTTATGGGCATTGGTATTTAGATATGGGGGCAGCCGGTGGCAGCAGATAATGAAGAGAGATTAATCTCCAGAGTCGTAAGGACTCGGGAAATTATTCCTGCCTTAGAAAAAGGCGTAGAAGATAGCTGGTTCTTTGTAGATGAGAACCGTGCTGTCTGGAAATTTATTCGCACACACTGGACCCGCTATCAAGAGATCCCTAGCGCAGTAACGGTTAAGGATAACTTCCCTACCTATCGGTTGTTGGCTGTAGAAGATTCTTTGGATTATTTAGTAGATCAGCTGGTCGAATACCGCAGACGTCAGAAAGCTATCGAAGTAGTTCAAACTGCTGCAGAGCTTATTGCCTCCGGTAATCACGACGGTGCTATTGCGGAGATGAGCTCTGGCGTAGCAATTATCTATGATGAGGGTGCCGCCCAATCTAGCGATGTAGATCTTACCAAAGATCCTGACAAGCGTTTCCAAGAGTACTTAGATATTAAAACTCGTGATGGTGGGTTGCTTGGTTACCGCACCGGGTTTAAAACTATTGACGAAGCTACCGCTGGATTACAAAACGGACAGCTCATTACAATCATTGCTCCACCTAAGACAGGTAAGTCTGTACTAGCCATGCAGATTGCTGTCAACGTCCACGAAGACGGTCACGTACCCATGTTCCAATCTTTTGAGATGAGTAACATCGAGCAACAGCATCGTCATGATGCTATGCGTTCCAAGATTGCACACTCTCGTTTGGTTAGAGGAAATCTAAATCTAGAAGAAGAACGACGATACAAGGCAACCCTAGAACGAATGGAAACTATGCAGAAGTTTTATCTTACAGATAGCACCTCTGCAATGACAGTTACCGGATTGGCAGCGAAGATTGAAAAGATTAAGCCTGACATTGTTTTTGTTGATGGTGTCTATCTTATGGTTGATGAAGCTAGCGGTGAATCTAATACTCCACAGGCTTTGACTAGCATCACCCGTAACTTAAAACGTCTAGCACAAAAAGCTAACATTCCGATTGTTGTGTCTACCCAGGTTCTTCTTTGGAAGATGAAGAAGCGTCAGGTATCTGCAGATGCAATTGGTTATTCATCATCCTTCTTTCAAGACTCAGATGTAATTCTTGGTCTTCAGAAGCAGGATGAGGAAGACGACTCATCTCGTGAACTTCGTATTGTTGCAAGCCGTAACTCCGGCCCAGCAACTAGCGATCTTCTATGGGACTGGGAAGAAGGGAAGTTTGAAGAGTATGGAACCTTTGGCACTCCAATTCAATCCCTTTAACGGAACCCAGCTGTGTGCTGGAGAAGACCCAGAACTTTTTTTTCCAGAAAAATACACAAACTATGTGGCTGTGCAAATAGCTAAAGAAATTTGTGGGGATTGCTGGATAAAAGAAGAGTGTTTAAAATACGCAATACAGATCCCAAACCTAGAGGGTATCTGGGCAGGAACAACACCGCTTGAAAGGAAAAGATTATTAAAGACATCAGCGATTTAAAGCCAGACTATACAAATGCAATGGACGTTCGTGGAGAACCAACTCACGTTTGTCCTTGTGGATCACAGCTTTGGAATGTCAAAGCAATGTTCCAGGATTATGAAATCTCAATGTATTTCTTAGACATGGAGTGTGCAGAGTGTGGTACTAAAGCTACCGCACCAACTTTGCCAGACATGCCAGAAGACTATATAATGATGGATGACCGACCTAAAGCAGAGTACGAAGAAGAGGACTAATATGTACCGTGAGGGCGACGTAGAGTCTGTATTACTAAGGCTAGGTATTGAGGTAGACCAGCGCAATGATGAGTTGCTTGGTCTATGTCCTATGCACTTAGAACGTACTGGTCGTCCAGACTCTCGTCCCTCATGGTCAATGAATGTAGAGACCGGTGTCCACCATTGCTTCTCGTGTGGATACCGGGGCACTCTGCTAACTCTTGTTGCAGAGATCAATGAGTTTGAAACTCAATGGGGTCGCCTTGACTTTGAAGCAGCCAAAGATTGGTTGCGTCAAAACATCGAGGTTAACTTTGAGTTGCTTGCAAAGCAGCTAGAAGAAGCTAAGAATACTTATATACCAGTCCAACCTTTGCTTGAGATGAGTGAAGCACGTCTGGCGATTTTCGACGGAGTACCGCCTGATTGGGCTTTATCTGCTAGGGACTTGACTGCAGAAGCCTGTGCAAAGCACACAGTAAAGTGGGATGCTAAACAGCAGGGTTGGATCACACCTATTCGTAACCCAGAAAACAATAAGCTTATGGGTTGGCAGGAAAAGGGGCAGGTCAACCGTTACTTCCGTAACCGTCCCACCGGAGTACAGAAGTCTAAAACTTTATTCGGACTTGATGTCTGGAGCAGTGGCACTATGATCATTGTTGAGTCTCCGTTAGACGTAGTAAAACTATCGTCATTGGGAATTGAAGGTGGTGTCTCAACCTTTGGCGCCTCTATTAGCCAAGACCAGGTAGATCTTATGCGTCGTGCCGATAAGCTCATCATTGCATTTGATAACCCAACCATTGATCCTGCAGGAGAAAAAGCATCTCGTGACATGCTTGCTCGTACAAAGAAAGAAGGGCTGGAATGTTTCTTCTTTACTTACGACGGGGACTATAAAGACATTGGAGATATGCCTGAAGAACAAATTCTAATTGGCATAGAGAATGCAAAACACTCAGTCTTTGGAGAGCGAGCTTTTATATGAGTTTTACTGGAACCCTTCTACCCTATCAGGTAGAGGCTGTAGAAGCAATGGTAGACCGCAAGAAGATGCTTGTGGCCTATGACCTTGGCCTGGGTAAAACAGTATTAACTATTGCCGCAATTGAAGAGCTAAAAGACACCGGAGCTATCACAGAGCCTGGTATAGTTATCTGCTTGTCTTCATTGAAATACCAATGGGCAGATCAGATTAGGAAATTTACAAATGGTGCTGCATATCCTGTGGTCATTGATGGAACCCCAAAGCAACGACAAGCTCAATATGAAGAGGCGTTCGACTGGGGCCATTCCCTCGTTGATTATGTCATTATCAACTATGAGCAAGTTGTTAACGACTGGGACCAAATATCAAAACTTGCCAGAGGATTCATCATATGCGACGAAGCCACCGCCATCAAAAGCTTTAGATCTAAACGATCAAAGCATGTAAAGAAATTAACTAGCCCAGTACGCTTTGCCTTAACCGGTACGCCTATTGAAAACGGTAAGCCGGAAGAACTGTATAGTATTATGCAGTTTGTAGATCCCAAAGTTTTAGGGCGCTTTGATTTGTTTGATCAGACTTTTATTGTACGCAATCGTTTTGGCGGTGTAGAGCGCTACCGCAACCTCACTACTCTTGCTAAGACAATGTCCGGCGCATCAGTACGT